CAAAAGAGTGTGGGTTTGAGTGACGACGAGGTCCGGTGCTTGGATGTTCTCGGCGATCTTCGGATTGACGGGTTCACCGCAGAAAGCGGGCAGCCTATGGGGAGCTTGATGAGCTTTCCACTGCTTTGCCTGGTAAACAAGACCGTTGTCGACATGGCGTTAACCACGCTCTTGACAAGTGGGAAAATCCGGTTCAAGGAATGGACCGGTCATCGCTGTCTTATTAATGGCGATGATTTGTTGACCCGAGATGTCAGTAGCGGGGGACTAGTCGAAGCGATTGAGGCCGAAGGAACGCAAGTAGGCCTTGTCGTCAACAAAGACAAGACGATGTCCGACCCTGAGTACGGAGAAATTAATTCCACCGTATTCAAGAACTGCATCGAGGAAAAGAAAACGAATGTGAGCTCCTTGTGGATGGAGGAGGGTGTGGAAGACGTAGCGGGTTTCGCTAGAGAGGCGACAAGAACTCCGAGGGGTTTCCGGATGGTGATGCTGGCTAACGTGTCGAGACTGGCTCGACAGAAAACAAAAACTGCGCATCGCCTTCCCGGGGACCTCATCGCAACGATTCTCTCTTCTAAGCGATTGAAGCACGCCATATCAGCCCGTCCAGCTGCCAAGGTACCTGAACTCACCAACCTATTCCCCGTCGTGCCTTTGCCCGAAGGTTACGGACTATCGCGCGAGGAAGAGGCTGTGGTATTGCGCCGCGAGGTGCAAAGGGCCCGGGACGAGGAGCGATGGACCGATCTATACAGCCAGCGTAAGAAAAGAAAGGTTCAACAAAGGGAAATGCTCGCTCTTCCTGGGGAGCGGCTACCGGGTCGTAAGATCTGGAAGTTACTCCAGCCAAAAAAGACCACTCCGCGGGATACGACTTTGTCGTGCTTCGCCCGTGAGTGGGAGCAGAAAAGAAAGGAAGCATTACTCGCGGATTACACTTTCGACGATCCACCCATGATCGTTAGTGACTTATCCGGGATTGACCGTTTGGTCGATTCAATTAAGTACTGGAAAAAGACAAAAGAAATGGTGGGCGTGTGCGCCGTTGAGGCCCCTGTCCAGTTTGACGAGGACTTTGTACCTTTGGGTGCAGACGAGTCTTCCTGGATATCCAATCCAGTAATGGGTTGTGACAATGTAGCGTCAC